ATTTCGCACCCCGCACGAAAGTTGGTTATCGGATTGCGAGACGAATCAAAATAACGCCGAAGGATGAACCATTGCTCAATATGTGGCTTGTTAGCAAAGGTATTAACTGCCGCATCATTAAAAATAAGGATGACATTTTGATGGTGGTTAAACTATTACAACCTGTCATGAAGTATGTAAAAGATTGGCGTGGCTTGAATCAAATGATGAAAATACTTGATGTGCGCAAAAGGGGTTTGACATACTCGGAAGTTATGCAGACCATCATACTCATAGAAGGTGAAGATACGCCTCCCTTAGAATACACTTCTTGATTTCTTGTTCTTGTCTTATAACTATAACAATATTATAATTATATATCCAATAAAGAAACGATAAAAGAAGAAGTGTGATACTGAGAGCCTATTAGTGAGCAAGGTCGGCAAAAAGAAGTAGTTGCCCAAAAACCGCCAAGAAAATGAATGAGACCGACCCTGCTCAATCTATCCTAAAGGGGGCATAGTTAATAAAATTATCACCCCCCTTATATACTCCGCGCTAAACATATAGATTATTGTGGAGATAAAATGGAATTGAAACCAAGAAAACTAAAAGAAGTGATAGGGATAAGCGATAGTGCCTTACCTTATTTTTATATAGACGATTGGAAAGAAAGCCCACCATCTAATTTATTATTTGTTGGTATGGAAGGGACAGGTAAAACAACTGCCGCATATGTTTTGGCTAATGAATTAGGATATACTGTGCATGAACTGAATGCATCCGATGAGCGCGGTATTGATGTGGTGCGTAATAAAATCAAACCTCTGTGTATGTCAAGTGGTTTATGGAATAAGACATTGATATTACTTGATGAGGCTGATGGATTAACAAAGGTGGCTCAAGAGGCATTGAGAAGACTCATGGAAACAACCAATTGTATATTCGTTTTGACATGTAATAATCTATCGGCTATCATACCACCTATCCGTTCTCGTTGCACCAAGTTCACATTCAAACCCTATGATGCGATTGCAATACGCGCGTATTGTGAACTGTTGAAGCGTAAGAATATTATTGATGATTTAGAAATAGATGCTGAGCAATTGGCTTTTCATTTCAAAGGGGACTTGAGAGCAATTCAAAAACATCTTATCAGTAAGCAACCATTACCAACAATTTCAACTGATTTAGATATAGCAACATTACAACTTGCTGCCGGTGATTGGGAGGCTTTTCATCGTAGCATGTTGGGGATGATTTCGGATGGCGCATCTATTCACGCGCTAATGAATAAAATATACGAACATGTGCGTTCTGTTGAATTACCCGCAGAACGATTATATACCTTCTTGTGTGTGTGGGGAGATTTCGTGCTGAGAATGCACCAATGGCCCCTCGCCCCTGTGTCCTTCGTGGACTATTTTGTGGCGAGTCTATACACGCAAGACCAACAAAAAACAAAAAAGGAAATGAGAATATGAATATAAACATAGACAATAATAACGAAAGCGATGATGGAAAATACCATCAAGAAGTTGAGGAACGATTGAAATGGTGGGCTGAAAAGCATGCAAAAACCATTGAAGAAGCAAGAGAGGAGTTCAAACAATTCTTAAGCGACAAACTTGACATAACAGACGCAAGCAACGAAGACGACGACTTTATGATTGAAGCAGCAGAATCATTCATTGTTCAACGAAAAATGTCGGGCAGTTCATCAACACAGTCCCAAAACCTCATTGGTTATTTTGTGGGTGTTGATAGCAGAGTGCGTGATGCTCAAGAAAATAAACGCGCCCCAGCAGTATCGGCGGCAATCAACAATCTTGACGAAGCAATCAACATGGGTCTTGTGGCTCGCGCTTACACAGAGAATGGTGTATGGATGCTTGAAACAAAACAAGGTGTTAAGAAAACAGAAGATAGCGCAGAAGAAAAACCGTGGTTCTTATTTGAAGAACATGGACTATCAATTGCAATCTTGCAAAACAACCCTGATTGGAGTCGGTTCGGTGAACCTATCACACCATACCGTTGGCAACGAACATACCATTTCTATGGTAATGAGGAAGCAGACTACATGGATGAGCAATCTGTATTGCGCATCACAGTCACATCAAAGGACCCAAATGAATGGTTTGTTCCACAAATGTGGACTAACTGCACACTTAAAGTAAGAGAGCGCAAGACTGTTTCACCCGGTTGGGAAGATGTGTATAACGCATTACCTTTCCCCTCAGCAGTAACATATGGCGACATCGTTGAAGAACACTACGCGGCGGCTATCGCACCAGATAAATTAATACCAACGGCTACACAATATGTTCAAGACTTGTCAACGCTTGGTGAATTATTTGAAACACAACAACAAATGATTCCGGGCATACCAAACCCTGTTGGACCAATGGTGTTCATTAAAGGAAAGGTTAGCGATTTGCGACTTGAACCAAGCGACTATCAATATGACCCAACGGGACATACTTATTTCATGCGCGTAACTTCTTGGGACTTATTAAGAACATTCAATGAGGACCCTCGTAGTGATGTTGGGATTGGGATTCATGGATTCTTAGGTGATGAAGGACACCCATTTGAATATGCAACTGCTGATGGATGGAAACCTTATGCTATCAAAACTACTGTATTGATTTACGGACGATTAGGTATGTCTGTTAAAGAAGTCGGTGGTAAGAAATTACTAATTCCTAAAATTAATGCTGTTGGAGTCCACCCCATCCCTCGCCAAACCATACCCGGAGGCGAGGGTGGTGACACCAATACTGACCAATACAAAGGAGAGTGAATAAATGGCTAACTTGAATGATTTGAAAGCACAAGCACAAGAAACAATTACTAAGAAAACGCAACCAGCAAACGATGAGGTAATTGATTTACCCGTAGCACCAGAAGCAAAACCAATTGCGCAAGGAGTTTGGGGAGAAATCCTTGAATCAGCGGAATATTTACCCGACAATCAAATCTTCATGGGTCTTGTTGGTCCAGAAGGGACAGGTAAAACCGGCATTGTTCTTGATAGTTTAACCGATGAAGAAATAGCCAATGGCGATGTGATATTTGTCCTTGACTTTGATGGAGGTGGTCAAACAATTCGCGCGACTCATCACAGAGCACATCCGAAAAACATTCGTGTTCTAAACCCCAATGTTATGCAAACGGGAGAATCGCGTGATTCATTTGATTACCCAGCAACACATCGTAGGGTTATGAACATCGGTAGGACTCTTGTTAATTGGGCCGCTGACCCCGGAAACAAACCAAACTTGCATAGTGTTCTTATCACGGGACTTGACCAATGGGATGCGGTAGCAACTAACTGTATGTTCATTGAAGATTTGGGAACTGCGCCCGATGGTATTGGTGCTAAAGTTAAACCACATGAACAAATTGGTATGCGCTTCAATTGGCAAATTCGCTCAACGCGCTTCCATCAATTGACGGCTATTTGTAAAACCTTAATGTCTCTTGGAGTGCGCGTTTATGTTGAAACACACTTCAAAGATATACAAGACAAGTCGGGTGCTATTCTCGGTAAGAAAGCCGCATGGGAGAAGAATATGGCGGGACACTTGAATCAAATATTGTGGTTTCATAAAAGCAAGGTGCGCAACGATGAAAATAAACCAACAGGTGAAATACGCTACGAGGTTGAGTTTGTTAAGTGCAGAACCAATCCGGCACTATTAGACCAACGCCGATTGGTTATGCGAACTCAAAAGGATGGTTCTCCTGATTGGTATGGATTACCCGAATTAAAAGAAGGACAGGTGTGAATGGTGGATGACGAATACAATAATAAATGGCCCAAAACAGGGACACCGGCTCATAATGATTCACAACCGCGCGGAATTGATATTGCTAATGATGCGAGTTTGGGTGAAAAATACGCACCCTATATGCCCGACCCTAATTGTTCGGAATGTGGAGGTGAGGGTGTAATATACTACCAAGTTACTCATTATGATTTAGAAGCCGACATTCAATATTTAGATGTTCATACACAAGAATGCAAATGTGTGTTTGAATACATGACTGTGGTTGCTGATAAATATTGTAAAATGTGTAATGGGACAGGTGAAGTGGACTCGGTTCATATACATAATAATGAGCGAGTAATAACCCATCATAGTTGTTTGTGTTTGAGATTTATTCCCAACCAACCACCCGACCAAGAAGAAGGTGTTGATAAATGAGCATCCCTAATCCTATTAATTACCCCATACATATAACACATGAATCATCATTATATCTATGTCGTAAGAATATGGTAATAATACCAACAGGTTTTGCGACAGATGATAAATGGAACGCGCAACGCCCCTTGTGTAAGAAATGTAACAACATACATTTTGTTAAAACAGGAGAGATAATAAAATGGCCCAAACAATAATAGACACAAAGAAACTACTCGGATTCATAAATGGATTCGGTAATAATATTGAAGACTTGCTACTTGTAATAAAAGATAACCGATTATATGGCGCGGTGGACACACCTACCCACTATTGCGAAAAGAGCATTAGTGTGATGGTTGCGAATGATATATCATACAAACCGGGTAAGGTGTATATCTGTGATGTTGCAAAAGTTGCGACC